TGTGGCAAGTATACGCAGAACTGGTGTCACGGATTTAGTGCGGGAATAAAATGAGCGAAGAAAAAGATTACGATGTTGTGATTGCTACTCTTCAGAAACATCACGATGTTTTATCAAAAATGGATGAGAATGATCTTTTAGGATTTGGTATCATGCAACAGATTCGTATGCAGCATTGCTATGAATTGAAGATGGCCATGCAGGTTTGGCAAAATTATAAGAAAGCTAATCCACATCAATTCGAATGGGAGTGAGTGATGGTCGATGAATACAAAGATAAAGTCAAACGATTGGCACTAACTGAAACCATCAATTCTCTGTTAGAAATACAGGGGACTGACTTATCTGAATTTCTAGACCATAATCAGATAAGCAATCTGTTGATTGAATGTCGTGACGAGATTCTTCGCCTTACAACTTGCCTCAGAAATGCTAACGAGAACTTCGAACATTTTGAACGTGAATGGTATCTTGCTAATGATCGTGTTGAAATTTTAGAAAAACAAAACAGTAAACTCAAAGAGATGTTTCGTGCGCATATGCTTAGACTTTTGACAAATCTTACACATGAAGACATTGATAATCACATCGAGGAGGTGTTGCTTAATGACCAAAGAAACTTGGATTGATGCTTGGGAACGAGGACAATATACCAGCGAACAGGCATGGGTCGTTAGATGGGAAGATGGTAAGACACAGAGATATACTCCCTATGACTCATATGGTATGTCTTCGTTCCTCAGACAGGGTGCTGAAAAGGGTAAAGTGTTTATCAACGATGTAGAAGTAGAAGTGACACCAACAGAATATGGCATTCGATGGAAGGAAGTGAACAATGAGCAACTATAAAACACATGCAATGACAGAGTTCCGTGCTGCTGGCTGGATTGATGAAAGCGGTAAGTATTGCGATGATATGCAGCAAGCGATTTGCGAGCATGTATTGAAGTTGCTTGAAGTATTTGCTGACGAAGGACACTCTGGTTCGTCAGCACCATATGCAATCAACGTATTCAAAACATTAGCATCACACGAACCACTGGTTCCGCTGACTGGTGAAGATTGGGAATGGGTTGACGTTTCTGAATATGGTGCTGAACATATGAAATATCAAAATGTTCGCTGCTCTCATGTATTCAAAGATTCACAAGGTCGTGCATATGATATTGATGGTAAGATTTTTTGGGAATGGTATACTGATCCAGAAACTGGTGAGAAGCATAAGTCTCATTACACAGGTAGAGATAGTCGAGTTTATATCGAGTTTCCATATACGCCAACTCGTGAATATGTTTATCTTGAATCAGGAGCTGAGTGATGATTGAACGTAGAATGGATGCTTATTATTACAGTTTCGACTCAACTGGTGTTGAAGTTGTAGACAAAATCCTTGGCGCTGTAGCATGTGCTGGAAAAGCATATCATCATACAGATGATTGGATGGAAGAAACAAATCCTTATGATGACCATACTGGTGAAACGCCTGTAGAGTGGATTCAAAATGCAGCTAAAGAAGCTGCTGTACGTATCGAGCATCTACAAAAACTGTTAGAAATGCGTGACGTTTTTATAGTCAAACATGGATTGTGGCATGAGTTTGTTAATTCATTGGAGTTGAAAAATGACTGATGATCTGTTGACACGATTGCGTAGATGGCACGCTGCAAATCTTCCTGATAAAGATCAACCATACGATGCTACGGATATCAAAGATATGATTCCTGAAGTGATTGATCGCATCGAAGATTTGGAAGCATCAATGAAATCAAGTCTTGACAAATGTATTGAAGTCTGCTATGATACAGAAGACGATCAGGTTGACGAACACGGACATATAACAGGTTATCTTGGATGGAAAGAAGCCTGTATCAAGAAGTTTTATGAAAGATATAAAGATGACTGACGAAGAAGATATCTACGAAGCCTTCAAGCAATACGACGAAAAGCTCGCCAAGATGGTCGAAGAGTGTGACTATGAATTGAAGCTCGCCATTACTCAGTGGGTGATAAAGCACATTGTCGATCATGCTCGTGATGGTGGGTCTTATCGTTATCTCATCTATGATCGTCTTGGCTTTGATGCTGACGCATATGGTGTTCTTCTTGCTGATGGTATGACTATCAGCAACGACTTCGACCTGAACTTGGCTCCAGACGCCCGCGAAGCATTAGCCAAAGGCGATCACGAAAAGCTAAAGAAGATTCTAAGCTGTTGCGATGAGCCTGGATGCTATAATGAAGTTAGTGCTGGTTATCCTGCACTAGATGGTCGATATCGCATGAGTTGCGGAGATCATTATCGTCAATACAAGGAATATAAAAATGCAGAGTGAACTCGAATTGCAGATCGAATATGATATGTATATCAACGGATTCGATCCAACTAAACTGGAAGATATCATAAAATATTGGAACGAGCGACTTGAACAAATCGCTTGAATGGTGGATGGAGTGGGGCTCGACAGCGATCCTCATCGTTGGCGTGGCTTTGACTGCGTGGAACATATATCCACTGAACGTCTGGTTTTCTTTGGCAGGAAACGTGGGCTGGTTCATCGTAGGTTGGATGTGGCGTAAATATTCACTCTTGACAATTCAAGTCATCGTGAGTATAATATATCTAATGGGGTTGTTTCAACATTATGGGATGCCATGAATAGATTCGTTCTCGACACAGATCCGCGAATTGCAGCCGAGTATCATTGCGACAAACATGTTGTCAAGATGATTCTCGAAGAGTCGCAGATGCTCTCTACAGCTCATCGCATGATCGACGGCATTGAAACTATCGGCCAGTCCAAGACTGGTCGCAAGGCGAAACGATGGAAGCTCGATGATTTGCGCGAAGACAAGATCTATCAAGCAACACACGTCAATCATCCTTGCACGCAATGGTCGATGCAGACCAACAACAACTACAACTGGTCCGTTTGTTTGTTAGGCGCGTTGTTGAGCGAATATCAGTATCGCTATGGTAAGACACACAAATGCAGCGAATTGTTTTCAGTTCTCAGCATTCCGCCGCGCGGAATCAAGACGGGTTATCTTACTCCGTTTCCACAAGCGATGCCCGACGAATGCAAGCGTGATAATCCCGTAGATGGCTATCGCACATACTACATAGAACATAAGAAGCGATTCGCAAAGTGGACGGGTCGTGAAGTGCCTGACTGGTTTGGAGAAACATGATGAACACCGCGAAGATTGTTGCTGTCACGAAACCACATGGCATTTGGATCGATCATCTCAAGGCAGATGAGTTCATTGCATATGTCGCTAGAGTGAGCAATCCTGCTAATCAGAACAATCATGAGACTGCACCGAAGCTGCTGCGCTATCTCGCGAAGCACAAGCATTGGTCGCCCTTTGAGATGGTCAACATTGTGATGGAGATCGAAACGACTCGCGATATTGCTCGTCAGATCCTTCGCCATCGCTCGTTCTCGTTTCAGGAGTTCAGCCAGCGTTATGCTGATCCAACTAAAGACTTGGGATTTGAATTGCGCGAAACTCGTCTTCAAGACACAAAGAATCGTCAGAACAGTGTTGAGATCAGTCCAGCAGAAAGCGAAAGTGCAGCTAATCTTATTAGTGATTGGGAATGGATGCAATTAGCATTGCAAGAGAAAGCTAAAGAAGCATACACATGGGCTATCGAAAACGGTATCGCCAAGGAACAGGCTCGTTCTGTGCTACCAGAAGGTCTGACTGTTTCTCGCATGTACATGAACGGGACGCTCCGTAGCTGGATCCATTATTGCCAGCTCCGTATGGGACCAGAGACTCAGAAGGAGCATCGAGAGGTGGCTCAGTCGGCGTGGGAAGAAATAGTGAAAGAGTTCCCCTCTTTGAGTGAAGTTGTGACAAATAACTAAATAAAGGATAAGATGCCGAAGTACACATTCGAAAATACTGAAACAGGCGAGGTCTACGAAGACTTCATGAGCATTTCTGCGATGGAAACGCTCCTAGCCGAAAATCCCCACATCAAGCAAATCATCGGTTCGCCCCTGATCGTCACGGGAGTTGCTTCTGGTCGTAATAAGCCAGACAGCGGCTTCCGCGATATTCTCAAGACGATCAAGAAGCGTCATCCTCGTTCAACAGTCAACACCTGGTAAGGAGATCATACGACCCAGCATCAATCGTTCTCATTTTCGTGATGTTCCCTTTAACAATAACAGCGGAGCAGATATGATACCTAAATCGGTAGCTGCAATCATAGACGAAAAATTCCTTGAAGAAGAAGCAAATAAGTATTTGACGAGAAAAGAACGAAAGCAAAAGAAGAAGTCGAAAAGCACAGCGTATCGACAACCTGTGCCGCCGACAGTGGGTCGTGTATCTCCTAAGACAGCAGCTCAACGATTGGTCGTCGAAGCATTCAATTCCGACAAGAACATAATCATGCACGGATGCGCGGGAACTGGTAAGACGTTTCTTGCCATGTATCTCGCAATGAACGCCATGATTAACGGTGAAGCGCCAAAGCCAATTGTGATTCTTCGCAGCGTGGTTCCAACTCGTGACATAGGTTTCCTACCTGGATCCGTCAAAGACAAGGCTGCTGCATACGAAGCTCCGTATCAAGGCATCATCTCAGAGATCTGCGATAGAGACTATGGTTGGCTGAAACAGAACGGCTATATTCAGTTCGATACAACGTCGTTCTTGCGCGGTCTGACATTCCGTGATAACATCATCATCATCGACGAGTGTCAGAATCTGAGCGATCATGAGATACATACGGTCATGACTCGCGTTGGCGAGGGATGTCGTGTCATCTTCTGTGGCGACTTTACACAGAAGGACTATACTCGTGAAGGATCTGGCATGAACAATCTGCTAAAGATCGCAGAAAAGATGAAGTCTTTTGAGATAGTGAAATTCAGTAAGAATGACGTCGTTCGTTCGGGTTTCGTTCGCGACTATATACTAACGCGAACAGAACTTGAAGAACGTGGAATGATAAGTTGAGATTTGATCATAGTCCTCATATAGATTTACCCAGAGCAAAACAAATCAACACCCCATCTGGCAGACGTTATCAGACGCCAGATGGGAATGTGTATCCATCGATCACTACAGTTCTTGGTGATCAGCCTGAGAAAAAGAAATCTATAGCTGAGTGGCGTGCTCGCGTGGGTGAAGCGGAAGCGAACAAAATCAGTCAGCAAGCTGCTCGTCGAGGCACGGATCTTCATAATCTAATGGAGTCGTATATTCTAGGAGACGAGATAGATGCAAAGAAAATCATGCCTTCGACCCTCGCACGTTTTCGTCCTGTTCAGAAATGTCTGGACGAGAATCTACAACTTGTTTATGCATCTGAGACACCGATGTTCTCAGATATTCTTAGGATCGCGGGAACGGCAGACTTGATCTGCGAATGGAACGGCGAAGTGACAGTCGTCGATTTCAAGACTGCGCGCAAGATGAAGACGCCCGACATGATCACTGATTACTTTGTGCAGGCTACTGCATATTCTATCATGTTCGAGGAACATACTGGCATCGAGTGTCATCACTTCGCCATTCTCATGGTATCTGATGAAGGCGAGTTTCAAGTATTCCCTGGCAAGCGCAACGATTATGTTGCAGAACTTATTCGCATCCGCAATGGCTACGAGTATAGGAAAAGTCTTGACAATCAGGCGAAAGCCAGCTAGAATAAATAATATGCTTAGGTCGTTGAGGCGTAAGAAATAGACGTTTCGGACGTGGGTGCGATACCCACCGCCTCCACCACGGACACACTACATCCCACCGTTTGGAGTATAGGGTTGTGGGCAAGGATAAACCAAACTAAGATTGCCAATCTAGTGTGTCTTTGATGGGGGCGAAATAGGATCGACGTGCGTAATAAAGCTACGAAGAGATCGAAAGCAAATCGTAAGTGCAGCGAATGACAATGCACCTCGTCTGGCTCTAGCAGCCTGACATGCGTTCGGTGGGCACGTGGAAACAGAAGCCCACCACTTTATCAAACTGAGGTGAACTATGATTGATAATAATGATAAGATGATTCGTTTCTCGGTTCTTCAGATGGCTCAAGCTATGTGCGATCAGGAATTCCTGTTCGCTGCTGAGCGAGGCGGAGTACAGAAACCTTTTCCCACAACGAACGATATCATTCAGAAGGCCGAAGAGCTGATGAAGTTCGTTGATGACATCAGCGATCCTACGGTGAAGACTGTAACGCAACTCTTGACGGAACACAGCGGCAAGTGAGTCATGGATATCTCGACCAAATACAACATAGGTCACACATACTGGGTTCCTCGCGTCTATAAGAAGACGGAGAAGCAAGAACTCGTGTGGGAAGGCGAGACATGGTACAAGGATATGGAAGTTCTCGAACCATTCGCTCGCCTCAAGAGAATTGTTTGTATGGAGATCCGTGTTGGTCGCAAGATTGTCATCATGTACGGCGTGAAGAATGTCGGTGATAATGAGAAGGAAGAACTCACTCAATATCATCAGGAAGAAAACATAAACGACTACACAGAAGAACAAGCACTCGCGATCGCGCGTGAGCACGCGAAAGCCGGTAACACATATTACGGTAATTGATCGGGGTTAGTTCAACTGGTAGAACAGCGGACTTTGAATCCGTAGGTTGGTGGTTCGATCCCATCACCCCGAACCATCATGGAGTTTGTCATGAGAGTCTACATCGGTCCATATCCATTCGATCACATCCGCGCATATGCTCTCTATGACAAGTATGTGTCATGGAAGTACAAGAAGCCATATTGGTCTGTCGATGAAGACGAGCTCTCTAAGCTCGACAAGATCCTCGAAAAGGCGTTCGACAGAATACAAGATGCTCTCGACGCATCCATCAATAGACTGCTGAACAAGCGCAGACAAAAGATCAAGATTCGCATCGATCCGCATGACGTTTGGTCTATGGATAACACGTTGGCTAGCATCATTCATCCCATGCTCATTGAGCTGAAGAAGGTGAAGCACGGCGGACCATTTGTTGACGACGAGGACGTTCCTGAGAACATTCGCTCGACGAACGCAAAGCCAAGAGAACCAGATGAAGTCGACGAGTTTCATTTTGATCGTTGGGACTGGATTCTCGACGAGATGATCTGGACGTTCGAGACGCTCAATACGGAATGGTCTAATCAGTTCTACACACCACCAAAAGGCGAGTGGGGCGAAGGGAACTATGGTACCTTTGATAGCGAGGGCCGCGAGAAGATGCAGAAGCGAATCAATAACGGGCTTCGCCTCTTCGGTAAGTATTATCAAAATCTGTGGGACTGAACATGAGTTTCTATGAAAATTGTGGTAACGATAAGAAACTGAGTGTCATCGCTGGACCTTGTGCCTTCGAAACAAAAGATCACGCCGTAGAAACGGCTGAAGAGATCCGCGATATCTGTAACTCACTAGATATCAACTTCATCTATAAGACCTCTTTCGATAAAGCTAATCGAAGTTCTGCGAGCAGTTTCAGAAGTGCAGGATTCGACGAAGCATTTTACGGAATGGAGGCCGTCCGTGCTCGTGGAATCGAGGTACTCACGGACGTTCACGAACCATGGCATTGTGAACAAGTGCAGGCGGACGTCATTCAGATTCCTGCATTCCTCTGCCGACAAACTGATCTCATTCAAGCAGCAGCTCAAAGCGGCAAGCCTGTGAACGTGAAGAAAGGTCAGTTCCTTAGTCCGTGGGAAATGATGAACGTAGTCGCGAAGCTGCGAACGTTTGGTTGTGATAATCATATGTTGACCGAACGCGGAACGACATTTGGCTACAACAATCTCGTGGTTGATATGCGTTCGTTGGAAGTCATGAAGCAGTACACCAAGAACGTTGTTATGGATTGTACTCACGCTGTTCAGCTTCCAGGCGCTCATGGCGATAGCTCTGGCGGTCAGCGTCAATATGTTCCAACAATGGCACGCGCTGCGGTGGCTGTTGGTGTGTCTGCCGTGTTCATCGAAACACATCAAAGCCCAGAAAACGCGCCTAGCGATGGTGCAAATATGTTGTATCTGAGCGATCTTCGTGCTTTACTTTCTCAGCTAATTGAGTTAGACTATATCGTGAAAGGGAAAAAGACACATGGGTAATGTTACAGGCAAAGTCTGGGGCGACACCAGCGTTATCATACAGAACGCACTGGTAGAACTCCATAAGATTAATATCAAGGCTGGATATAAATGTTCGGAGCATAAACATGAACACAAATGGAACGGATTCTACGTCGTCTCAGGAACCTTGGAAATCCATGTTCGAAAGAATAATTACTCCCTCACTGATGTCACTGTTCTCAGAGCCGGTGATTTTACCACTGTCCGTCCTGGCGAGTATCATTGGTTCAGCTCTATTACCGACTGTGTTGCATTAGAGCTCTATTATCCCGAGACTCTTTCCGAAGACATCGTTCGCAAGAGCGTCGGTGGTCGCGATATCTCTGCGCCTTATGAAGCAACTCGACCAGCAGATAATGTTTATCCAGATGCATACAACAAATCTCCTTGCACAAAAATCTGTAAGATCGATCCGGTGACCAATAGATGCGTTGGCTGTGGTCGTACCCTAGAAGATATTCAGGACTACGGTCTTTCCCATATGCCAGAAGGATATGATAAGTGAACGATACACCTGTAGCCAGCATTCTTACCGGAAACACATTCGTCTCTATGGTTGAGAAGCGCGTCAATGAACAAGGAATGGGATACATCGAAGCAATCACTGACGTATGCGAAAAGACCGGCCTTGAGTTCGAGAACGTATCCAAGCTGATGACGCCGACGATGCGTAAACTGCTCGCAGCAGAAGCAACTTCGCTCAATCTCATGAAACGCACTGGATCGAGATTACCAATATGACAAATACAAGCAATAATACAATAGAGATCATTTCTGATCTTCCTGTTGGTCAGCCATCTGCATACGTTCCTACTGAGATCATCATTGTAGATATTCCTGTCTCATGGAAGGGATGAAGGCATATAGTCGCTATCAAGCACTGAAGCTACATTTCACTTCTGACTATGATTTCGTGAAGTATGGCGGCAAAGTTCGCAAGATAAGCGAAGAGGCGTTCCTCAAGCGCAAAGATCAGTATCTCTTTCGCAAGTTAGAACGCAAATACGACGATGAAGAACTGACCAATTTCTTCGTTGCTAACTTCGTCTCAAACGCTGGCGTTCGCTGGGTCGGAGAGATGAACGGTCCTGAGTCTGAGAAGGTGTATCTCAATTGGCAGAAACGTATCGAAGCCTTCTCATACTATCTCAAGCAAGATCTAGAAACATTACTTGATGAATGTAATAATAGCGTAGGTCGTATTCTACTGGTCGAGAAGACGCATCCAGTTCTATTGAAGATGTACATGGCGAAAAAGATCTCGGCTGAAACTATTATTGCTTTTGATATAGCATTTGATGTTCTTGACAAGTGGAACGAAGAGATCGATGATCCAATTGTCTGGCCAGAGTTTTATCGTCAGCTTTCTAAGTATCGACCTTTCGTAAAGATTGATAAGGCGACGATAAAAAAAGTTATGCGTGATGTATTTTCGTCTTGACAACGCGCTATATAAGTTATATGATGAATAAGTGGATAAGACGTAACACACAAAACATACGGAGACATACACATGAACGAATCATTTTCTGCTCTAAAGCGTCAGCGTACTTCCTCGCTGGAGCGTCTCACCAAAGAAATCAATAAGCTCGCCAACAAGGAAACTTCGTCATCGGCCGATGATCGTTACTGGCAGCCTGAAGTTGATAAGGCTGGTAACGGTTATGCCGTTATCCGTTTTCTCCCTGCTCCTCAGAACGAAGAACTTCCGTGGGTTCGCATCTGGAATCACGGTTTCCAAGGTCCAGGTGGATGGTACATCGAGAACTCTCTCACCACTCTCAATCAGCCCGATCCTGTCTCAGAGATGAACTCCAAGCTATGGAACTCTGGTAACGATAAGGATAAAGAGATTGTCCGTCAGCGCAAGCGTCGTCTGAGTTACATCGCCAACATCTACGTTGTCAAGGATCCTGCTCATCCCGAAAACGAAGGTAAGGTGTTCCTCTATAAGTTCGGTAAGAAGATCTTTGATAAGATCAACGAGAAGATGAATCCAGAGTTCGACGACGAGACTCCGACGAATCCGTTTGA